ACGTCAATGTACAAGGGCTGAATTTCCATCAATCGGTACTTTTAGCGGATGAACTGGAAACAGGCTGCTCTTATTCATGCAAAAGAACAAGACCCAAATGAGTGTTGTGGTTTATTACTTAACATTCGAGGAAAAGAAAGATACCACCCTTGTCGTAATCTATCAGTAGATTCAAATGAATATTTTATTTTAGATCCAGAAGATTATATAAAAGCTAGTAATACAGGAGATATTACAGCTATTATCCATAGTCATCCTGATACACCACCTGTTCCTAGTCAGGCAGATAAGATGAGTTGCGAACAAAGTAAACTGCCTTGGTATATTGTTAATCCTAAAACAGAAACATGGGCAGATTTAAAACCAACTGGATTTAAAGCACCTTTATTAGGCAGACAATGGGTATGGGGGGTTTCTGATTGCTGGAGCCTTGTTAGAGATTGGTATAAACAGGAAAAAAATATTGAACTTAAAGATTGGGATAGACCGACTACACCAGAAGAATTTTTATTAAATCCTTTATTTGAAAGTTGTGCTTGGCGTACAGGTTTTAGAGAATTAAGACCAGAAGAAAAATTAATTAATGGTGATGCTTTATTAATGTCTATTGGTTCTCCTGGTTTAAATCATGTAGCTATTTTTATAGATGGAGATGTTTTGCATCATTTAACAGATAGACTATCTTGTAGAGAACCATATTCTCAATGGTTATTAAAATCAACTGGTGGGAGGTATCGTTATGTTGCGTAAACTTAAGTTATATGGCGAACTTGCAGAATTTATAGGTCATAAAGAATTTGAAATTAAAGTAGATAATTTATCAAAAGCAGTAAGTTTTTTAGTAAATAATTTTCCGCAGGTAGAAAAATATATGAATCCTAAATATTATCAAGTAAAAGTTGGTAATTATTCAATATCAGAAGAAGAAATAAATTTTCCTATAGGTCAAGAAGATATTCATTTTATTCCTGTAATAACTGGAGCTGGAGGAAGTACAGGTAGAATTTTATTAGGTGCAGCTTTAATAGGAGCATCTTTTCTTTTTCCTGGAGCAGGTATGTTTGGAACTGTTAGTGCTTCTGGAAAGATTGCAGCAGGAACTACTATGACAGGATTTACTGCAGGGAGTGCATTTATGACTGGAGTAGGAACTTTAACTTCTGCTGTTGGTGCTTCGCTAGTTTTATCTGGTGTTAGTGAAATGTTATTTCCTTTACCAAAATTTGAAGGATTTAGTTCTGAACAGGATCCTCAACTTTCATTTAGTTTTTCTGGAACTCAAAATACATCACGAGCAGGAACTCCAGTACCTTTAGTTTATGGAGAAATAGTGACTGGATCTGTAGTCATCTCTGGTGCTGTTGATACTCAACAGGTGCAGGCATGACAAATAAATTACCAAAAAAAATTATTGGTTCAGGTGGAGGAAGTCCACCACCACCACCGCAACCTACTAGAACACCTGATAATTTACATAGTAGAAGTTTTGCTACTTTATTAGATTTAATTTCTGAAGGAGAAATAGAAGGCTTTGCAAGTGCCTCAAAAGAAGGAAGAACACAAGGAACAACTGCTTATAATAATGCTGCTTTAAAAGATGTTTTTTTAAACGATACTCCTGTTTTAAAATCTACTGCTAATTCCGCTAGTCCAGCAACTACAGATTTTAATTTTCAAGATGTTACTTTTAATCCACGTTTTGGAACTGCTAACCAAACTAAAATACCTGGTATCGAAAGTAGTTCTTCTATAACAGCTGTAGGAAGCACTGTTACAGCTTCTACTCCTGTTACAAGACAAATTACTAATTTAAATGTAGATGCAGTTAATGTAACTATCACATTTCCACAATTACAAAAAGCTACAGATAAGGGGGATTTATTAGGTTCTTCTGTTTCTTTAAAAATATCTGTTCAATATAATTCAGGTGGTTTTACAGATGTAATTTCAGATACTATTACTGGTCGAACTGCTGATGCCTATCAGAGAGATTATCGAATAAATTTAACAGGAACATTTCCTGCTGATATAAGAGTTACAAGAGTAACAGCAGATAGTACATCTTCAGGTCTAATAGATGCTTTTATATGGACAAGTTTTGCAGAAATAATAGATGATGCCTCTACTTATGCAAATAGTGCCTATGCTTCTCTTCGATTGGATTCAATGCAATTTCAATCAATTCCAACAAGAAAATATCGTATTAGAGGAATAAAAGTAAGGATTCCTGGAGCAGGAGCAAATAGTTCAGGAACTCCAAGTATTGACAGTGCAACAGGAAGAATTATTTATCCTGACGGATATATATTTAATGGTGTTATGGGTGCTGCTCAATGGTGCTCTTGTCCAGCAATGATACTACTTGACCTTTTAACAGATACAAGATATGGCTTTGGAAATCATATTACTGATAGTTCACTTGATTTATTTTCATTTGTGACTGCTAGTAAATTTGCAAATACTTTAGTTTCAGATGGTTTTGGCGGTCAGGAAGCTAGATTTAGCTGTAATGTTAATATTCAATCTTCTAACGAAGCATTTGGATTAATTAATGAATTAGCAGGTGTAATGAGGTGCATGCCTATATGGTCTGCAGGCAGTATTCAATTAGCGCAGGATAGTCCTAAAGATGCAAGTTATTTATTTAATTTAGCTAATGTAACTGAAGCAGGTTTTAGTTATTCAGGAAGTGGATTAAAAACAAGAAATACTGTAATTTCTGTTTCTTATTTCAATATAGATAGTAGAGAAATAGACTATGAAGTTTATGAAGATTCAGCTGCTATTGCTAAATTTGGCGTAATTATAAAACAGGTAAAAGCTTTTGCATGTACTAGCAGAGGACAAGCTCGTAGATTAGCTAAAGCAATTCTATTTGCGGAACAAAATGAATCAGAGGTTGTTTCTTTTGCAACTTCGGTAGATTCTGGAATAATTGTAAGACCTGGAGCAGTTATAGAAATTGCAGACCCTGTAAGGTCTGGTTTAAGAAGAGGAGGAAGGGTTAGTGCTGCTACAACTACACAGATAACAGTAGATGATTCTTCTGCAACAGATTTACCAACAACAAATAATCCAACTTTATCTGTAATTTTACCTGATGGAACAGTAGAAACTAAATCTATTTCTAGTATTTCTGGAGCTGTAGTTACTGTATCTTCTGCTTTTTCTCAAACTCCAAATGTTAATACTGTCTGGTTATTACAAGACAACACTGTAGAAGCTCAGAAATTTAGAGTAATTACTGTAGAAGAACAAGAAGGATTAGTTTATTCAATTACTGCTTTATCTTATGTAAATGAAAAATATGCTTTTATTGAAGATGGAGCTAGTTTACCGACTAGAACTGTATCAATATTAAATCTACCTAAAGACCCTC